GCCATCGTGCTGCACGCTGGCGCAGCGGCGGTTGACCAGGATCACGTCGCCGGCGCGCAAGGCCGGCTCCATCGAATCCCCGCTTACATATAATAGATACAGGTCGCTGGGGTTCGCGTGTAACTCGTTGTGAATCCATTCCTTTTTAAAGGCCAGGGAATCAATGATCTTCTCGTCCTCGACGATGGATCCGTGGCCGGCCGCCGCCCGAACATCGTACAGGGGCAGGTAGGCGTATTCGTCTGAGGGCCCCTGGTCGCGGACTTCATATCCACCAGCGTTCGTTTCCCTTTGATACCCCCCAGTCGCAAGCCACTGAACAGATACGCTATTTGCTTCAGCAATCCCCACTAGTCTGTCTGCGCTGGGCATAGAGCCGGCCAGGTATTTACGCATTGAACTCTCTGGCACCCCGCACTTTTGGGCGAACGCATTAACCGACAGCTCCCCCTGGAGCCGCTGGATCCGGGCCGTTATCGCACTTTCAAGTTCGCTCCTTGAAGTTGAAGCCTGACCTTCAACTTCTCCGCTCGTTTTCATGTTTTGTTACCTATTGTTTTTAAATGCTAAATCTAGACGTTCGCACGATTGGGGTACACCCGAACTTGAAAACGCCGAAAGGGACGAAATAAATTCGCGCTATCGTGTTGACTTGTTCGCCTGATTGCGCGAGCATGTTTAGCCATGAGCAATGCACACACCACAAAAAAACCAGTCCCCCAGGACTGGCATCGCGCCGACATCGTGTGCGCCCTGCGCAAGGCAGGCTGGTCACTCCGGCGCCTGAGCACGCACCACGGCTACGCCTCTCCGACCACCTTGACCCACGCACTCAACCGGCACTGGCCCAAGGGCGAGCAGCTGATCGCCGAGGCCCTCAGCCTGGACCCGGCCGAGATATGGCCCAGCCGGTACCCCGATCGTAAACCCCGTCATTCCAAGTCCCACCAGGAGGCCGCCTGATGCTCGCGTACCGCCTATGTGATTCACGATTCAAGCCTACCGCAGAGGACCAGCGGCGAACAGGGGCAGGGCGCGAGAACTTCTGGAAAGACCAGAATGGCGGGGTGTTCCAATGAGGCGCCGTAACTGGAAGCGGATCCGGCCCACCAGCCTGCGCCAGGCCATGCAGTATTGCCTGGACCATGCCTGGGACCGGCACAACCGCTCGGTCGAGCAGGTGGCGGAGCTGATGGGCCTGGCCAATCACTGGGTCATCTACAAGTGGCTGAATAGCGGCCGGTTACCGGCCGTGCTGATCCGGACCTTCGAGCACGCCTGCGGCGTTACCTTCGTGACGGACTACATCGCCACCAGCGCGCACAAGCTGCTGGTGGATATCCCCTCCGGCAAGCCGGCCCGCGACACGGATCTGCTGGGCCTGCAAACCCAGTTCAACGACGCGGTGAACGTCCTGGCCCGGTTCTACCGGGGCGACGCCGAGGCGGACGAGACGCTGGCGGCGCTGACGGCCGCGATGGGCGAGATCGCCGGGCACCGGGCGAACGTGGCGCAGGCGATGACGCCGGAGCTGGCGTTGTTCGAGGGGGGTGACGCATGAGCATAGACCGCCCCACCCTCAAGGCAAACCTCATGAAGGAATATGGGGTGAGCGAGACGGTCGCGGGCCTCCTAATTGAGAGCCGCTTCCGTGACGCGTTACTTGCCTACGACAAAGAACACCCGCTGCGCGACAGCGATTGGCTTGCCTTATTGACGATGGCGACCAAGGCCTTCTCTAGGAGGCCTGCTCAATGCTGATGGCAACCAACGCTTTTTCCGCAGCCAATCGCTTTAGATCCTGTTCCGGAGAGCACTTTCCGTTCGCGGAATCAGATGAGTTGATTTCCCGCTCTAGCGATGCGGTCAGGGTTGAAGCCGTCAGGCCTTCTTCTGATCCGATCAGCTCCAGCGCATGGCGGCCAATGGTCCACTCAATAACGTGCTCAGCAGCACGTTCCTTGGTCTCCGCCATCTTCGTCAAGATCTTCTCGATATCAGTCATCGGGGGCGCCTCCTTGTGGGCTGGTGTGGTTGGCACCTACCAGCATACCCGAGGGGGCAGCCCCCACCTACACCAGGAGGACCGCCCGTGAAGGAATGGTTCTCCGCCGCCGAGCTGGCCGGCCTACCGGGATTGCCCAGCACAGTTCAGATGATCAACGCACGCGCCAAGCGCGAATCCTGGCCCGCACAAAAGCGTGCCGGTCGCGGTGGCGGTCGCGAATATCACCTCTCCGCCCTGCCCGCTGAAACCCGCATCCACCTGGCCAGCGATGCTAGCCAGGCCAGCACCACTCGCGATGCCGACGCGCACGCGGGTGGCCTCGCCGGGCGGCGCCTGGCGCTGGGCCAGGCGATCGACGACAAGGTGCGCGAACGCCAGTGCCAGGCAGGCCTGGCCGCGTACATGCAATTGAATGCCACCGGGCGGACACGGGCGGATGCACGGCTGGCGGTGCTCTCCGCGCTGGACAGTTTCAGCCGCAGCGCGCACCTGCCCGCTGGCCAGTCACTGCACGCCTTCTGCGCACGCTACAACCAGGGCGAGATCCACATCGAGGACTGGGTGCGCGACCTGGTGGAGAGCGTGCACCCGGCCACCTTGTACCGCTGGCGCAAGGCCCTGCAGCAGGAGGGCGCCGCCGCGCTGGGTGGTCGTTACGGCCACCGCAAAGGCACCTCGCGCATCGACCGCCAGCCGGCCCTGAAACAGTTCATCGTGGCGATGCTGACGGACCATCCGCACGCCTGTGCCGCGCAGATTCAACAGGCGTGCAAGAGCCGCTTCGCGGACTCGGACATCGAGCTGCCGAGCCAGCGCCGCCTGGCGGCCTGGCTGGCAACCTGGAAGCGTGAGAACGGCCAGCTGCACATGGCGGTATCCAACCCAGACGCCTGGAAGAACCGCTACATGGTGGCGTTTGGGTCGGCATCGGAAGGGGTCGAGCGTCTCAACCAGCGCTGGGAATTCGACAGCACGCCCGCCGACGTGATGCTGCTGGACGGACGTCACTCGCTGATCGGCATCATCGATGTCTACAGCCGGCGGCCCAAGCTGCTGGTGTCGCGTACCTCCAAGGCCAGCGCCGTGGCGCTGCTGACGCGGCGCGCCATGCTGAGCTGGGGCGTGCCCGAACAGGCCAAGACCGACAACGGTTCGGACTATGTGAGCTTCCACATCAAGCGCGTGTTCGCGGCGCTGGAGATCGAGCACCTGCTTTGCGACCCATTCAGCGCCTGGCAGAAGCCGCACATCGAACGATTCTTCCGCACCTTCTCCCACGACCTGCTGGAGCTGTGCCCCGGCTACATCGGCCACGACGTGGCGCAGCGCCAGGCCATCGAGGCGCGCCGGTCCTTCTCCGACCGCCTGTTCCAGAAGGACGCGACGGTGGAGCTGCGCATGACGGCGGACGAGCTGCAGGCCTTCTGCGATCGCTGGGTCGAGCACGTCTACATGCACCGCGAACACCGCGAGCTGGGCAAGACCCCGTTCGAGATGGTGAGCAACTGGCGTGGCGGGATCCGCGCCATCGAGGATGAGCGCGCCCTGGATGTGCTGCTGGCGGAAGCGCCCGGCAACGGCCAGCGCACCGTAGGCAAGAAGGGCATCAGCGTCGAGGGCATCCACTACATCGCGCCGGAGCTGGGCGAGCTGGTGGGCCAGCGGGTGCATGTGCGGTTCAGCGAGGACGTGGGCCAGCTGTACGTGTTCGATGAGGGCGGTTTCGTGTGCATCGCCGAGAGCCCGGACCACACCGGCATCAGTCGCCAGGAAGTGGCCGCCCATGCACGCGAACGCCAGAAGACCCGCATCCAGACCGCCAAGCGCGCCCTGAAACAGGCCGCCCGCAACGAGAAGACCCGCGACATCGCCGCCGAGATCCTGGCCTCACGCGCCGCCGACACCGACAGCCTGGTGGCTTTCCCGCCGCGCAAGACCGCCCACGACACCGACGCGCTGGCCGCCGCCCTGGAGGCCGCCGTGGCCGCCGAGCACGGCAACCAGCCGGCAGCACCAATCCCCATGTCACCCGATGAACAGGCCCGCCACGACGAACTCCTGGAACGCTTCGAGGCGCAGTGCGAGCCGACCGAGGAAGACTCGCGCGTCACCCACGCCCAGTGGATGCACATCGAGCGCCGCATCGAGCGTGGTGATGACGTACCCCAGGACAAGGTGCGCGGCCTGGGCATCTACAAGGAAAGCCCGGCCTACCGTTCGCAGTCGCGCCTGTTCGAGCTGTTCGAGCTGACCATCGACCAGTTCCTGCCCGAGGAGGACCGCATATGAGCGAGCCCGCCCTTGAACTGACCCTGCAGCAACTGAACCGCTTCCTGACGGAATACATTCGCCAGAACTATCGGCACGCGGCCTACTGCCACGGGCGCGGCAACGATGCCAGCAAGGCGGGCAACGCGGCCGAGCGCGACCAGTGGATGACGCGGGCGCGGACCATCGAGGAGTTGCTGGATCCGCTGGCCGACGCGCAGCAGCTGATCTGGCGACGCCACCCGGGCCTGAAGATCCCGATGCCGAACGAGCTGCTGCCGCCGGAGCTGCGCAAGGGGCCGCGCCTGGTGGTGGATAACGATTCAAAAAAATAGGCCCGGATAACCGGGCCTCAATAAGGGAGCTACAAGTATGCGTCACAAGATAGTACCGATCAAGAACGTCAGCCGTCTGATGGACGCCAGCGAAGCGTTGATCAACCGCACGATGGGGATGCCCGGAATCGGGCTGATCCACGGCCGCAGCGGCCTGGGCAAAACCACCGCCGCCACCTGGATGGTGAACCAGTGCCACGGGGTGTACGTGCGCGCCATCGCCACCAGCACCCCGTCCTCGATACTCGGCGCCATCATGCGCGAGCTGGACATCGACGTGCGCGGCAGCACCAACGCCGACCGCGTCGAGACCATCGTGCAAAAGCTCGCCGAGACCCAGCGCCCGCTGTTCATCGACGAGGCCGACTACGTGGTCGAATCCAAGCGCCTCACCGAAACCCTGCGCGACATCCACGACCTGTCCACCATGCCGGTGATCCTCATCGGCATGGACAACATCCGGCGCAAGCTGCGCGAGCGGGAACAGTTCAGCGACCGCATCGCACAGTGGGTCGAGTTCCAGCCCGCCGACGCCCAGGACACCCGGCTGCTGGCCGACGGCATGTGCGGGGTGGCCGTGGCCGATGATCTGCTCGATCGCCTGCGCACCGCCGCCGCCGGCTCGGTACGCCTGGTGACGGTCGGCCTGGCGCGCATCGAGCAGTTCGCCCGCTCGCGCGGACTGGACAGCCTCTGCGACGCGGACTGGACCGGCGGCGACGAGTTCTTCATCGGCCGCGCCGTGCCGACGCCGCGCGCCAAGGGCGGCAAAGTCACCAGGCTGCAGCAGGCCCGCTGATGGCACGCACCACAGGAGCCCGCCAACGCACCTGGACCCGCGCCACCGGCCGCACGCGGCTGTGGAACTCCATGCGCATCCTGCGGCAATTCACCCTTCCCGACCTGGTGACCACCGCCGAGGTGTCGCACGACAACGCCCGCAACTACGTGCGCGCCCTGACCCGCGTCGGCATCTGCCGGGTGGCGCGGGCACGGCGCAGCGGATTCAAGGGCGCCTACCAGGTCTGGATGCTGGTGCGCGACATCGGCCCCCACGCCCCGACGGTACAGACCGACGACGGCGTGTGGGACCCGAACGCCCACAAGGTTTACTACGAGGACAAGGCATGAAGGATTACGTCAACGAACCCTGGGTGCAGATCTTGCGCGACGAAGTCGCCAAGGCCGGCTCCCAGGCCCGGGTGGGCGAGCGGATCGGCTACTCCGCCGCCGTCATTAACCGGGTGTTAAAGGGCAATTACAACGGCACCGTCGAGAAGGTGAAAGCCAAGGTCGAGGGTGCGTTCATGGGCGCGGTCGTGGAGTGCCCCGTCATCGGCGAGATCCCGCGCGACCGCTGCATCTCCCACCAAGGCAAACGCTTTGCCGCCACCAACCCGATGCGCGTCCAGCTGCATCGGACCTGCCCGAGCTGCGAGCACAACAGGAGGAAGCCATGAAGAACCGCAAACTCTACTGCCTGCAACAGAAGCGCCTGCCCGACGGCGGACTGCGTCTGGAATATTCGCCCGTGACATACCGGGGGCACATCGTCCAGAGCGTGCACGCCAACACCTACAGCGATGAATACCTGGAGTTCTGGTCGGAGCTGTTCAACGACAACCAGCTGTGGCGTCACGGCATTCAACTGGAGCAGTTCCTGGCGGAGCCCGAAGAGGCGCTGGATCGCCTGGCCGAGCGTGACGCCGGCTGCTACGCGGAAGACTACGAGCCCCTGCTGCCGGCCCAGGCGCAAGTGGCGCGGCGCATCGAGCTGCAGACCCCGGCCGGCGTCCTCGAGCAGCTCGACCGCGACCCGGCCCTGGTGGTGCGCAACGGCACCTACATGGAGCTGCTGCACCACCGGCGCTGGCCGCGCAACCCTGCACGGCGGGCAGGCTGATGAAGACCGTCCTCATCCTGTGCGGACTGCTGGCCTATGTGGCGCTGGTGTGGGTCGTGGTGCTGGCCATGTGTAACGGAAACCACCTGGAGGATCGTCATGAGCGCAATCAACCCCGATAGCGTACTGGCCGCCCTGGCCAACCACATCGGCGCCAGCCAAGGCGTCTGCGCCGATGACCTGGTGGCCGAGATCGGCGCCGAGCCCGACGGCGTGAGCCGGCGCCGCCTGCGCCAGGTGGTCACCGGCCTGCGCATGCTGGGCCACCACGTATGCGCTCACCCCAGGAACGGCTACTACATGGCCCGCACCGACGACGAGCTGGACGCCACCTGTGAATTCCTGATGGAGAGGGCGATGTCATCGCTCACGCAGATCTCCCGCATGCGGAATGTATCGATGCCCGATCTGCGCGGGCAAATGAAACTACCCACCTGAGGAGAACGACATGCAAGCACAATTCCACCCCGATCCCGTCTTTCGTCAATCCGGCCCGTCCGTGTCGCCCGGCTGGTACGCCGAGCACGAGGGCATGGTGAGCGGCCCCTACCTGGAGCGCCAGCAGGCCGAGTCCGCGCTGCGCCTTCTCCAGGACTGCGAGGAGGCCCTGCGTGAACATCACTGATATCGAAAAACTCACCCGCGACTACGCCAATGCCCGCGCCTACCTCGCGGGCATCGTCACCGAGCTGCAGGCCGAGCTGGAGCGGGTCAAGCATCCGGTGCTGCCGGTCATCCGCAAGGCGGTCGGCGAGGCAGGCGAGGCCCACGCCCGCCTGCGGGCCGCCATCGAGGCCGAGCCCGATCTGTTCGTGAAACCCAAAACCCTCACCATCGCCGGGGTGCGGGTGGGCTACATGAAACAGCGCGGCCAGGTGGTCATCGAGGACCAGGCCGCCGTGATCGCGCGGATCCGCAAGCAGCTCCCGGAAGAACAGGCCGAGCTGCTGATCCGGAGGACCGAGAGCGTACACAAGCCCGCCGTCTACGACCTGACCGCCGGCGACCTGAAGCGGCTCGGCATCACGATCACCAAGGACACCGACGCCGTGGTGATCAAGCCCGTCGACGGCGAGGTGGACAAGCTGGTCAACGCCCTGCTGGCCGAGGTCGAGCGGGCCGGTGAGGAGCAGGCGGCATGAAGGCCGACAAGTACGGGACCATCACGGAGCAGAAGCGGCACCGCATGGGATGGGTGCGGCGCGTCAAGACGGCGGGGGATGCGGGGAAGTGCAAGACCTGCGCTCATATCGACGAGACAACGAAGTGGCGTTCGCAGCCGATCATTCGCGCCATGAAACAAACCACGACCTTCCGCTGCGAGAAGGGAGACTTCGCCACAACGGGTTCGGGAGGCTGCAATGAATACGCGCCGAGATAATGCAGACCTACGGCCGCACGATATCGCTATGCGCACAGTATTAATGGCTCGCTTGGCCAAGGGTGGTTACCTGCACGCCTACGCCAACGACGAGCTGTGAATCCATAAGACCGTGAGCGCAAAAGCAAGAGGCGATACGCCAACCGTCCTTTACACCTTAAGCCAGGTCGATGATCGGACATGGACTGATATCCATGAGTGCCTGCGCGTCCTCAATGATCTGCGTCGCGCCGAGCGCGAACGGGTGGAGAGATCGGCATGAAATCCAACATGACCTTTCGGCGTGTAGTGCGCGCTGCGCGCTTAGCAGCGGAAGCGAAGGCGGTGGCCCGCGACTACGTCGACAGCCAGTTCAGCGGCCCGCTGCCGGCGCCCTGCGTACCACACAGCGCGCCAGAGCCCGGCTGGCTGCGCTGCTGCGAATGCGGGTTGACCGTGCGGTTCCAGACGCGCCTGCGCTACGAGGAGCAGTGCGCCTGCCCGAGTAGCGACTGCCTGGGGCAGCTGTTCTGCCACCGGTGGCCCCGCTGGCACGGAGGGACGGGCAATGAAGCGTAAGCCACGCTGGAGACCTGAGGAGGACGAGGTGCTGCGCCAGGACTATGTCGAGGGCGGTTACCGGGCCGTGGCCGACCGGCTGCCAGGCCGATCGCGCGGCTCCATCTACGTGCGCGTGTGCGAGCTTGGTCTGTCCGGACAGCGCAAACCGGGACCCAAGGCCTGCAAGAGAATCTCCCCCCAGCTGCAACAGCGCCGTGAACAGTTCCTGAAAGACGTGCGCAAACCCATTGCAGACCGCCGTTCCGAGATCCGGCCGCGCCCCTGCCTCTGCTGCACCAACACCTTCCTCTCGCAGGGCAACCACAACCGCCTGTGCCCGACATGCCGCACCGGCAGCCTGACGCGGTTTGATGTACCGCATGGGGTGGGGCAATGAACCAGCCAAAGAAGACCGGGCAGGACAAGTGGCAGCGGCTGGAGGCGGCGCTGGCGGGCCCATTCGGAAGAGCCAATGCGCTCGCTGGCGGGCATGAGCTGAGCTTCAAGAAGGCGTTAAACGGCGAGAAGCTGGTAGTTAATGTATACGTGGACGGCTGGATAAAGGGCGAATGGACGCGGGCGGAGAACGACCAGCCGGCACACCCGGAGGGCCAGTTCTGGCGCCCTATGAGCCGGCGCCTCTGGAAGCCAAAGGATCACGGCAACCTCAAGCGGGCGTTCGGGAAGAAACGGGCGGACGAGATGACAAGGCTTCGGGTGTACTGCTTCTCGCCTAGTTGGAACAGCCCCCGCTCGCTGGTGCGCCACCTGAAAAAACATTTCCCCGACCTGGAGCTACTGGAACCGGGAGACCACAGTGAGCGATGACACCCGAAAAACCGACTTGGCCAAGATCCACATCGCCCGTCAGCAGCTGTGCCTGGACGACGAGAGTTATCGGGCCATGCTCTGGACCATCGCCCGGGTCGAGTCTGCCAAGGACCTGGACGCGGCTGGGCGCCGCGCCGTGCTCGACCACCTGCGTTCGCGTGGCTTCAAGCCACGCAAGAAGGCACGCACCACGCCCTCCTACTCTCGCAAGGCCCTGGTGAAGAAGATCCAGGCCCTGATGCTGAGCCACGGATTCAGCGACGACTACATCGACGGCATGGCGCGCAAGATGTTCCAGGTGGACCGTTACGAATGGTGCGAGCCGGGCCAGCTGTGGCGCCTGGTGGCGGCGCTGAACTATCACATCAAGCGCCAGGAGGGACGCGCGTGAAGGTGCTCTGGACCGAGGCAGAGGATGACCTGCTGCGCCAGCATTACCCCGGCGGCGGGCTGGAGGCCGTGCTGCCGCTGTTGCCGGATCGCTCGCGTTCCGCCATCGCGCAGCGAGTGAATCGGCTGGGCGTCTACCGTGAGTTCACGCGCGCGCGGCCCGGTCGCCCATGCGGGCCGGTCATACTCGGCGCGGAGCAGCGCGCCCTGGACCGCCTATGGCGCGGGTTCTGTTTCCCGGGAGCGCGTTAAAGATGGATATGTTCGGCGAGACATCGCACACGATAAAGCACCCTGAGGCGTATGCGGGCATGCCCGGATCCTGTCTCTTATACACATCTGACGCTGC